TCCCGAACATATCTTTCCAGTATGCTTTTACTAAGCCCTTGAAGAACTTCAGGAGCATCAGCATCTTCTACACGCCGAGCAACTGCGTTATTGCCAGACATATGAGTAAGAGCAACGCCCTGCCTTTCACAATGTATAATCCATTCGCACATCGTATCCAATTTGACTTCACGAGCAGAGCCAGACTCCAATGCTTCAATTTGTTCGGTTTTGTCTACCAAAAGCCCAGTCATTGGATCCCGAACAAAATGCCGAACATTTCTGCTGGCAGGCCCGTTTGACTTAACAATGGCCCCGTCAAAGCATGTGTTCCGCTGATACGGAACCCCGAGGCGCTCACAGGTCTTTTGGCCCCGAGTAGTATCAACCTGCCATAAAGCAAACGCAGACCTGACACCATCAACGAGCGCACTTGTACCCCGAATAAGATTACGAGCCTGCTCTGGCGTTTTAACAACAGCGTCATCCTTGATTTTAGTCATATGGTGACACATAAGAACCGCTGCACCTGTTTCAGTAGCTATTTGAGATAGTAGTCCCGTCAATGCTGCCCCCGCTGCTGGATCTGCATTAACATCAGCATGAACAAAAGATGCCAGCGGATCAAACACAATTAACTTTAAATCTTTCATCTTTAGTATTTGTTCGTAAATCTTTTCAAACTCCTGACTCGTGCTGAACTCACCATGATTATCTGACAAAATAGGAAACACCCCACCGACATTCGGCAGTGGAACAACTTTTAAATCATATACATAATTCATGCGCTCCATAAACGGATCAAGTCTATCAATCCGGCGGTGCATTTCGCCTTCGTCATCTTCTGCTGTGAAAATAACTACGTTCCCGAACTCTTTAACCAGTCCGCCAAAGGCGTTGGTCATTGGCTTTCCCGATGCGATCTTCATGCCCATATCCAAAGTCATCATGCCTTTACCAGCATCACCCGCAGCAGAAAAGATAATAGGAACACCGAGAGGAAACGTACCATCAATTAAAAACTTTTGAACAGGAGCATCTCCGGTAAATCTTGATGCCGAGAAAGTATCGTCAAGAAGATTGATAGAAACCTTCGTAGGCTTTGCTTTTGATTGTATGAACTCCTGAACATTAAACCCTTCAGCAATAGCATCTGAAGCGTCCCAACCTTCAGGCTTGCCCATTGGAGGCGTAAGCATTGTTACCGATTTTGCCCCCGCCGCGATAGCAAGGTCCTGAATGAGATCAGCTAGTTTTTTGCCAGCAGGGTCATTGTCAGGCCATAAGACAAGCTCTTTATTCTGCAACGGAGAAAAATCATACTGTGAAGAGCTTTTTTTCGTTAAAGCACCTGCTCCTCCGATTGTACATGTTGCTGTATGTCCCTGATTATTCAAAGCATCAGCACACTTCTCGCCCTCTACCCAGATAACCCGACTAGATGCAATAACATTAGGTATGTTATAAATTGGCCTAATATCAGGAAATTTTGAATATGGGGAACCCTCAGTAAATGGCCTAAACTCTTTCTTTGGTTTGCCATTTGTATTCAAAACTGGATTGCCAGCCATGTCTTTGACGTTATACCGCCTGACGGAAACCAGAACCTCACCATCTGCGTTTGTGTATACATATTCAGCGTCAAACGGAGTGTTTGAATTGTATTGTTGTTTAAATGGATTTTCTGCTGGGGCATTATCCCGAACAATTTTAGGCTCATTATGATCTAAAAATGTTCCAAACATATCTTTTATCTCACCAAGCCTCATTCCCTTGGCTTCCATTAAGATCTTTACAATGCCCCCGATGCCCACACCACCGTTAAAATCCTGACCCTTCATAAAGTAAGGAGAGTGCGGATCAATGTTAATTTTCATTGATTGACCGGGATCGCCTAATAAAGACCCGAGAAAGAACGTATTGCCAACGACTCTACCAGCAGGAAAAGTATCCTGAAGAATACGAATTTGTTCGCTTTTCGGAACACGCCTAGAAATTTCTTCAACTAAATTATTAGAAGAAACACCAGATGTAGTATTGCCAAATCTAATTACACTCATTATATTGATCCTTGTTAAGCATGATTACCTTTTAAGGGGACAGTCCTTCACCAGACTGTTCCCTTTTTCTTTATTTAGACCAGCAAGTATTGTGAAATTCACACCATTTGCAACTGTAATAATCACTGTTCTGCGCTACACGCGGCAACATCTCACCTGTTTTAGTTGCCTTGAGAATGTTTACAGCTTTATCACTTACGGACTGTGCAAGATTTCCATCAAATGGAATCATTTCAATATATATTTCGCTAGTGTTCTTATTCAGGACAGTAAAGCAGCAAGGATTTTCAGCTAAATCCATGTAAGCCTGATATAATGCAACTTGTGCTGCGTAAACAGGATTAGCAACTGCAACACCTTTACGAACAAATTCCTTAAACTTTTTGTCAGATGCAGATTTACACTCCCATAACATAGGGTAGTCTAAATTAAGCGGTCCTTTTGTTATAATCCCGTCTACATGGCCCCGAACCTCACCACCTGCTGTATCAAACCCGAATTGTTCGCCTTTTATCTCAGTCCTTAACTCAAACCCTGCATCACGAAATATCAAAACCATAATATCTTCTATACTATGACCTAAAGCAAAAGTTCGGAGGGTTTGTGCTGGGAAGCCTTTATCGTCATCAATCTTCTGATCCATATAACGATACTGAAGTTTGCGAGAACAGGGGTCACCAAGGCTGGAAGCGCCAAGATACTTACGCCTTGGAGCTTTGTATTCTTTTTCTTTTATACCTCGGTCTAACTCTTCCTTAATATGCTCAGATATGTCAGAACGGTATGTCTGACTCTTGGAGGCCAATTCTGCCGCCTCCATATTTGAAGTAAATTTCTGTAAGGTTTGTCCCAGCGTATTCATTATCCAGCCCTTCTGATAAATTTTTTAATATCAAAGCAATTGCAATCACTTCCTCTTCACTTAAATCGCACAATCTTTTTTCCCATCCAATAGACCCGAACAATTCACCTATTAGGCTTAATGTAGAGTCACCTCCCTCTCTTCTGTCTCCATTCCCCATGTGTCTTCTCCCTCTGAATGCCCAAAAACAACTTTGTACATAGCGTAATTTTCAAAATATAACTCTGCTTCACCATAGACTAAAGAATTGTCATATTTGTCTAAGTAATCACCGATAGCGTCCATAACTTTATTATGAACCTCTTCCTCATCATCAGGGTTGGTTACTTGAATAAAACAAGATATTTCAACCTCACTATCGTCTACTAAATTTAACGTAACTTGTAAGTTTCCACGGTTCATTGTTTTTCTTTCTGAATTACATTCTTAACCGTTTCGTCAATAAAAGGTTTGTTCCAGACGTAATTAAGCATACATGCTGCTTTATATTTAGTCCAACTAAAGTCAAGTGCGCCAACATAAACACCGTATGTATTCAACAGATTACGTTGCTTTTCACTAACCCTGTCATTTAACCAGCGTTTGGTTTTCTTTGCGCTATTGCCATCTTCATTGGTACGCAAGAAGTCATCAGCAGCAGCCATAACGTGTCTTTTAGTTCCAATAGAGATCACTCTGGTCTTGCCATCTTTTTTCTTCACAATAGCAATACAAAGTCCATCTACGTCAGCAATTAAAGCAAAACCGTTAAATCCAGACGCAGACATACAGGCTCCATTCCCGAACAAATCTATCCAGCGGAACGGAGATCGTTCCATAAGATCCACTTCGGTCATCTCAAAGTTCTCAAGAGGCTCCCCATTAGACTCAAATGTATGACCGCAAAATGGGCATTCACGAACACCGAGCGGAACCTCCTGACCACACTCAGGGCAATCTTTTACTGGTGCTTCTCCGGGTTCTCTTTCGCCAGCGCCATCAAGATCCACAGCGTCATCAAGTGAGCCGTGTGTCAACACAGACGTACCAAAGTCCATAACAATGCAATTTGATTTCACAACACCCGGAAATTCATCCTGATTTACAGTGCGTAACCCACGACCAATCATCTGCACCATTGTGGCTTTATAACTGCAAGGTCTAGTTAACACGATGCAGGAGACAGGTGGAGAGTCAAAGCCCTCTGTCAACACAGCGACATTCACCACAACCTGCACGTTACCTGTCGCCAAATCAGCTAAAATTTCTTTGCGAAGAATTTTTGGTGTATCGCCCGTAACAACACGAGCAACAACACCTTGTTTAACAAATTCTTCACAGACATTTTCTGCGTGAATGATGGTAGAGCAAAATACGATGGTCTTGCGACCACTGGCTTTTTCTGTCCATTCCTCAACAACACGCTTGTTGATAGCGTGGCGGTTCATGATCTTTTCAACATCTGCCATGTCAAAGTCAGATGCAGTTTTGCGTACCTGACGCAGTTCCTCTTGTACCCCAACATCAATTACAAATGTCTTTGGCGGTACAAGGAACCCTTCACGAATTAACGTGGAAATTTCTATCTGGTGGCTACAGTTCGTAAATACGTCCCGCAAGCCCTTTTTGTCACCACGGTTGGGAGTAGCGGTAAAGCCAACGACCTGAACCCCCTCATTGGCTTTCTTTGCGGCGCTAATAATACGTTGATATGTATCCGCAACAGTATGATGCGCTTCGTCAACCACGATAAGATCAATTTTGGGCATATTGTCCAAGTTTTTCTCGCGGCAAAGCGTTTGCACCATTGCAAATACAGCGTCACCTGACCAATCCTTTTG